AGAAAAAAAATATCTAATTCACATAGAGGTAAAAAATTATCAGAAGAACATAAAAAAAAATTAAGCACAATAGCAAAAGGAAAGGAAAGTCATTTAAAGGGTTCTAAATTAACTGATAAGCATAAAAATAAAATAAGTAAATCAATGTCAGGAAAAAAACATCCCAGATTTGGCAAAAGGGTAAATAAAAAAATTAGAGAAAAAATATCTAAATCAACAACAGGCTCAAAAAACCACATTTCCAAAAAAGTACATGTATATGATTTAAAAAATCAAATTATAATTAATTTTGATACTTCATCAGAAGCTTCTAAAAAAATTGGTGTTAGTACTACTACTTTAAGAAATTATTTCAAAAGCAAAAAACCTATTAATGAAATGTATTTAATAAAATACATAGGAAAATGAAAAAGGCCTCTTACTATTGTTCAGAGGCCTTTTTGTTAGACTAATTCAGCAATTTCTGCTGAAGTCTCTTTCATGCTTGCATACTTCATTGCTGAAGCTGCAAGGGTTTTTTTAGTGTTGTCAGTTAAGACATATTAGCTTCTCTTCCTAACCTGTTATCTACATTCGATAGCCATTCAAGCCCGTTATTAATTTAACGTCTTTTTGTGGACCTGGAGGGATTCGAACCCTCTTCATCTAAACACAGACTAAGCGTCAACAAAACTAATTCTTTTGTAAATATACGAAAAAAATCAAAACAAGCAAAGAAAAAATCAGTTTTTTTCAGTTTGCCTCAAAAATTCTCGTTTTATGCTCTCAAAATTTTGTTTATAATCCTTATATAAAGAACAATGGTTTAAGTGAATACTTCTGTGATGGCTAAAAGTGGCTCTTGTTCTCTCTATAACACTAGCTATTTCATCCATAGTAAAATCATTCTCATAAACATCATAAAGAACGTTAGCCAGCACTCTCCTTATTACAGGAAGTGGCTGTTTCCGGGATTCCCCAATAATGTCCTCCTTTTTAAAATTTAAATCTTTATATTGATTAAGAATTATATTAAAAAGAAGGTCAATTTCTTTTTTATGACTTTCTTTGAATTTCATTCTTCAGAATTTGTGCCTCATTGCCATAAATACCTTTAAGCAGATTGACTCTTTCCAAAACAAAACGAAGTTCAATAACTCCATTTATAACCTCAGCTTCAAACCCTCCAATGGAAAAGAATTTATCATTTAATTTAATGGCCATCTCAATACAATAATCAGCAACAGCAACAAGTTGTTCTTTGTTTGGAACAGCTTGTTCTTTATCTGAAACTGTGTACTTTATTTCAAGCACTTGCATTGCTTTTTGTACTTTGTCAAAATTAAATTCTGACAAAATAAGTTTCTTTTGCTCAAATGAATTTGGCAGCTTGTTATTAAGATTTATTTGCGACATCTTTTGGTGTTAATGTAAAGTTTTTAAAAAGCTCATCCACAAAAAGTCTTTCATTAAATTCTTTTGCATGGAAACGACCAATAGCATTTCTGGTATGCTTTTCAATCATCTCTTGAACCTTAACTCTGGCTTTCATCTGAGAAGGTTTCTTTTCAACTGATACTTCTTTTTCTGAATTCATAAATCTGCTATTATACGTTTTTAAAATGAAAAGGTTCTATTTGGACCCTGAAATTCTTGTAAGAGTGTAGAAAGATTCAACTAAACCATCATAATTTTCAAAACCATGTTTTTTGGCATAGTCAATTAACATTTCAGAAACCAATTCTTTCTCGTCCTTTTCAAAAGCTTTATCACCAAGCTTTTCTAAGGATATACTCAAATGTATCTGCAACATCAACTCAGAGCCTTGTGGAGAAATTTGGTACTTTTTTTCAATAAAATTACTCAGTTCATAAAAAGGCTTAGAGTTTTCAATAAGTTGTTTTTTAACACTCTCTTCTAAGTCTGAATTGTTTATGACGATTTCAAATTCTCTTTGAGATACTACTTTCATAATGTTTAGTTTGATTGTTTGTTAATTTTATGAGGATAAGCCAGTTCTTCAATAGACTTGTGGGGGTCTAAAATTCTGACACCATCTACCAAAAAAGCCTCCATAAGTTCGTGTTTTACAATGAGTTCTGCACAAATCCATGCTGTCATTATAACGCCTCTTTCGTCTGTGTTTTTGTCAATGTGCATCCATCGACCAAACCCAGTTCCTACCTCACCAGTGTTAGTATCTGGTCGTTGAAAGGTGGTTCTGATTAAAAATCCTTCATTTGTTTCTTTGGCTTCCCATTTCCAGCCCATGTCTAAATTTGAAGGGGCAAAAGATATTCTCAAAAGAATATCTATAATTTCAGATAGCTTCATGTGTTATTTTGCTACTTTTTTGTTTGTATTTATAATAAAGTTTTGTTATATTTGCAGCACGGATATTTTTAACTCTCTGGGCAATAATTTAACTAATTATACGTAAATTTTTAAAAAAAGTTCTGATGATATGACTTGCGTTGTTGGCATAGTAAAAAAAGAAGGTGTGTTTCTGGGTGCCGACAGTGGTGCTTTTAACGAAGACGACTTAACTTATAATGTTAGAAAAGATGAGAAAATTTTCCAGAGAGGGGAAATGATAATAGGGTTCTGTTCATCTTTTAGAATGGGCCAACTTTTAAAATATAGATTAGAAATACCTAAACAACCTAAAAATGTAAGTGATTTAGAGTATATGTCTACTTTATTTATAGACGCTGTTAAAACCTGTTTTGAACAAAATGATTACGATGACTTTAAAGAAGAGGATTGTAATTTTATGGTTGGATATAAAGGGTGCTTATATGTTGTAATGCAAGATTTCCAAGTTGCTGTACATGCAGAAGGTTATGCTGCAATTGGAAGTGGTGAAGCAATAGCTGTAGGTGCTTTATATGCGACAAAAGATGAGAGTGCTGAAAAGAGTATGGAGATAGCCTTAAACGCTGCAGAGAATCATTCAATGGCTGTAAAAAGGCCTTTTAAATACATTAGTTTATTAAACGATAAATCAATAAAGGAACCAAATAAAAAACCAGTAAGAAAAAGAAAATGAAAGTTATAATGACATACATCACAGATGATGGTAAACAATTTGATAATCAATTTGAAGCAAAAAAACATGAATGTGAACTTACAGAGCACAAATGGGATTATTATAATGAAAACATGGGGCAGCAAAAACAACAAGACGAAAAAACTGCAATGAAGTTTTGTAGAAATTGCCATACTCAAGTAATGGTAAAATGAAAAGGATAAAAATATCTTTCGATTTTGATGGTTCTATAGAGCATTATTTTGACGGAACCGAAAATCCAAACAGAGAAAAAGTTCAAAATCTTTTTAAAGAGTTTCATTTAAATGAAAACGTGGATGTTCACATAATTACAAGACGTTTTGATTTTGAAAACTGCTCTAAAGGAAAAGGGCATGAACATAAAGAAGTTTTAGAATTTGCTCAATCATTAGATTTCCCTTTTGAAAAGATTTTTTTCACAAACAGAGAATATAAATTTTCAAAAATAAGAGAGTTGAACATAGATATTCACTTGGATGATGAAGAATTGGAAATTCATTTAATTAATACTTGGACCACAGCAAAAGGAGTCCATCTTGAAGCTCCAGGTTGGGAAGAACATCTGAAACAGATTTTAAAGTTCCATGAGTAATGGAACTTTTTTGTTTTTAAAACGTATAATCGCTGTTTAAATGAGTTACTTTAGAAAAAATAACGATAAACATACTTCTTTTATACTTGTTAGAATAAAAGAAATTGACAGTTTAGTTGTTGGTGAAGAATATCATCTTCGTAAAATGATTAGAATAGAAGGTAATACTGTTTTTGATGAAGTGCACGATATAAAAGTGTCTTCAATAGAAAATGGTGTTATAAAAGATGAAAATTCTGGAGACTCATTTGTTTTTTCTGATTTTGAATTCTTTAAAAGAAAATAAATGCCAACAATAGAAGTCACAGACGAACAATATAAATTCTTTACTCTGTTATCTGCAAAAATGAAAACGCAAGATAACAGAATGACTTCATTCCCAGTTTATTGTATTTATGATAAACTAGAAGATGGCACCATTAAATTCATAAATTTTTTCTTTACAGAAGATGCTATGAATCAGCATCTTTCAGATTATCAAGAAGATTTAATTAACCCATTTACGCACATCAGGTCAATGGCTTATAATGATGAGGTTAAAGAGGTATTAAAATTTTTAGTATCTTTGGATGAACTTGTTTTACCAGAACATAATAATGAAGCATATGAGTAAATATGATAAAACTGCAGCAATTGCCAAAGATTTAATTGAGCTTTGTAAAAAGCATAATGTATCATTGTTGCATGCTCCAGGAATGATTAAAAAAAGAGGCACAGCTTCTCAAATAGTAAAACAACATTCACTTATGAATTTTTTTGTTTTGGATTGCTCAAAGGATGTTGTTGATGGAGAGATAAAGGTGATTGAAAAAAAGAAAAAACAAAAGGAATTTAAAAGACAAAATTTACTCGGAAAGGACATTAAATTTCCAAATTCAGTAGTAATAAAAATAAGTAAAAATAGAAAAAATGATTAAAGAATTTTTATCAGCAGTAAACCAAGGTAAAAGTTTAGCTCTTATTTCTGCTGTCGCAGAAATTTCTAAACAAGGAAAAAAAGTAGTTTTTATTTCCACCGAAATGTCAGTGCAAAACATTGCCAATAGATTGAGTTGGTTTGGAGCAAATGGAAATATAAAGATAGTTAATTCAAATTACAATTCAAGATGGCTTTTTTCAAAAATTTTAGATTTTGCTTCTGAATTTGATGTGGTAGCAATTGATGCAGTTGATGTTCTATTAAAAGAAAAAGATTATCAAAAACTTGATGATGCCTGTTTTGGTAGTTTTATGAATACTTGTAATGAGTTATGGGTTACAAGACAACTTCATCGTAATTCAGTTGCAAACATGACTGTTGATGATATTAAAAAACATGAAGAAAGTGGTTTGTTTAAAGTAAAACAAATCTCAAGAAAAGCAACTCATTCCATGTTTCCGGGAAGTAACTTTTTAGAAATAATGGATTTTGAAACAAACGAAATCAAATATTATAATTTATCTAACATATCTAAAAACAAATAACATGATAGTATCAACAATTTCTTTTTGGCTTCCACTTATTTGGGCCATTTTTACAACTCTTGCTTGGAGATTTACTTGGAAACATCCAGTTAACCATTGGTTTGTTTGTTTATTAATTGGAGCTGTGAGTTTCTTTTTCTTTGCAACTACAATTATTGCATATTTGGTTTTTTGGGTTATTAAAAGCGATGCTTTAAAATCTCTTAAAAGCAATTATGACAAAGAAGATGAGTCAAAAGGAAAGTAATAGCTGGCCTTGGATTTATCCTTTGGCTAAATCAAAAAAACCGACCTCACTCGGCAATGTAATTCATCCATGAAGTTTTGCAGTTCTTAGAAAGCATGATATTCATACGGGTATTGACCATAGAAATTTATTTTTTTTGCCTATTTATAAGAAAGAAATTATTTATGGCAAAAAGAGAAAATAATAAATTCTTGATTTATAAAATCACTAATTTATTGAATGGAAAAATTTATGTTGGAGCTCATATTACAAATAATATTTATGATAAATATATGGGAAGTTCTAAACATTTACTTAAGGACATTAGAGAGTATGGTAAGCAAAATTTTTTAAAGGAAATTTTATTTGTCTTTGATAATAAAAAAGATATGATAAAAAAAGAATCTGAAATAGTGGATAAAAATTTTTGTTTTAGGGAAGATACTTATAACAGAATGATTGGCGGGTTAACTGGTAGCTTTAACTATAATGGTATGACAACAGTGAGGGATGCTGATGGTAATGTTTTGAAAGTTTATCTTGATGACCCTCGTTATTTATCTGGAGAATTGACTCAAGTAACAAAAGGTACTATACCAGTTATTAATAAGAATGGAAAAAAATTAAGAGTCTATCTTGATGACCCTCGCTATCTATCTGGAGAATTGATTTTTAATCGTGTTGGTCAAATACCAGTTAGAGATAAAGATGGAAATACATTTTCTGTAGATAAAAATGACCCTCGCTATTTATCTGGAGAGTTAAAGTATGTTTGTGTTGGTCAAATAACAGTTAGAGATAAAGATGGAAATACATTTTCTGTAGATAAAAATGACCCTCGCTATTTATCTGGAGAGTTAAAACATAATTTAAATGATACAATAGTTGTAAAAGATAGAGATGGAAATAGATTTATTGTATCGAAAAATGACCATCGCTACTTATCCGGGGAACTTGTAGGATGGGCAAAGGGAAGGCCTGGCATAAAAGGGATGCTTGGAAAAAAGAGGACGGAAGAGGTTAAAGAAAAATTGAGAAAAAAAGCAAAACTAAGGACTGGAGATAAGTCTTCTGGTTTTGGAAGAGTTTATATAAACAATGAAAAAGTTAATAAACGAGTAAAAAAAGAAGAAGTTGCTATTTGGATTGAAAATGGATGGAAAATAGGTAGAAAACCTTTTAAACATATAAAAAACGATTAATATGAACAAAGAAAAATACGAATGGGAACATAAAATTATGGGTCTCATTAATCTGGACAATGTTAATAACTGTTCTGTACATTTTGATTATGATACAGCATACCCAATGAAATCAATGTCAGAACCACCAATGCTTCGTGAACCAGTTACGGTTGTTTCTGTTATTACGCATAATCCTAAAAATGATGTAGACTTCCTTCTTATAAATGGAACTGGTAAAACTGAGCTTGAAGCAATTAAAGATGCTTACAACGTCTTAAAAGGCCTTAAAACAAACAAAGAATACCATTCATATACAGTTGAGTGGTCGAAAAAAGGAAGTACGGGTATTTTAAAATCATATTTTTATGCCAAAGATGAATATGAAGTATTAGAAAAATTTCACTTTGGTACAAATAAAGATGATATTGTTTTTTATTCGATGACAAAAAATCCAGTTGCATAATGGATAAGAAGGAAAACAAAAAAAGGACTGTTGAGAAATTTGCATGGCTTCCTACTCCTGTAAATAAAAGCAGGAAAGATAAAAAAACTGTGTGGGTTTGGTTTAAAAAATATTATGAAGACCAAGAATATGTTTTTTGGAATGATTGGCAAGAAGGAGTTGGAAATAATTGGAAATGGTCCTGGAAATGTAAATATGATTTTAGAGATTTATAAAAACAAATAAAATGAAGCAAGAAGATTTTGAAGAAATGGATAAAATTAACTTCTTAGATGACCCTATGTTTTATAGATTACAACCAGTTCCAGTGGAAGTTTAACAAAAAAGGGCGGGTATTTTATAATTCCGCCTTTTTTATTATATTTGCAATAACAATGTTACTATTATTAAAATTATATGACGAATAAAAAAGTGCAGAAGCATTGCTCTGGGTCCTTACAAATAACACCAGAGGGGGATGCTTATTTGATTTCAGAAAGTAAAAATGTAAGACAAGAAATACATGTACCAAAAGGAAAAACTGGAAGTGCCTTAAACGGTGATAAAGTTTTTGCTAAGATTGTTTTAAATGACGATGGTAAAACTTATACTGGACAAGTATTGGGTATTATAAGAAGAGTAAAAACTGTTTTTATAGCCGACTTAGAAGGTGAAGAAAATCAATCTCATTACTTAGTTATTTCTTCCGCAAAAAGAACCCCTTTTACCATATACATTCCAAAGGCGAATGTGGGTGATGCTAAACCTGGAGATAAGGTGATGGTTAAAATCACAAAATGGAAGAAAGAGTTTAATTGCATTCAAGGAGTTGTTGTTTCTGTTATAGGTAAAACAGGTGAACATCAAACTGAAATACAATCAATTCTATTGGAACATAGAATTGAATCAGATTTTCCTAAAAGTGTTTTAGAAGAAGCTGAACATATATCGGCTGAAATAACACAAGAAGAAATTGGTAAGCGTTTAGATTATAGAAATGTAACCACATTTACTATTGACCCTGAAGATGCTAAAGATTTTGATGACGCTCTTTCTTTCAAAGAAATAGAAGGTGGTGTAGAGGTCGGAATTCACATTGCAGACGTTTCTCATTACATAAAACCTGGAAGTTCTTTGGATAGCGAAGCTTATAAAAGAGGTAATTCAATTTATTTGGTGGATAGATGTATACCTATGCTTCCTGAACGACTGTCTAATGGTATTTGTTCTTTAAGACCAGAAGAAGAAAAGCTTTGTTTCTCTGTTTTGGTTGATATTTTGGTTGGCCAAAATGATAATGTTAAAATACAGAACAAGAGAATAGCTAAAACTGTTATTAAATCCGATAGAAGATTTACTTATGAAGAGGCGCAAAAGGTAATTGAAGAATTTGATGAAGTAAAACCTTTCTCTGGACCATATGAAAATAAAAAGTTTGGTTCTTGCGAAAGAGAAATATTGCAGCTTGATTATATTGCAAAGTTAATCAGAAAGCAAAGATTTAAAGAGGGTGCTATTTCATTTGAGAAAAAAGAAGCTAGATTTAAATTAGATGAATTTGGTAAGCCTTTGGATGTTTACTTTAAAACATCTAAAGATTCAAATAAACTAATTGAAGAATACATGCTACTTGCAAATAGAGTTGTTGCCGAATTTGCAGGCCTTGAAAAGAAAAAACCTTTTGTATACAGAACTCACGTATTGCCAGAGAGAAGTAGATTACAAGAGCTTTCTGATTTTGTAAAAGCTTTCGGTTACTCACTTGTTATATCAGAAGATGAAGAGGTAACAAAAAAATCTCTAAATAAATTGCTTTCTGATATTAGAAACTCAGGAGAAGAAAAGTTGATTGAGACTTTGGCATTAAGAACAATGGCTAAAGCTAAATACACTACTGAAATACTTGGCCACTATGGTTTAGGTTTCAGATATTATTCCCATTTTACCTCTCCTATTAGAAGATACCCAGATGTTATTATTCATAGGCTACTTGTTAAATATTTAGATAACACAAGCCAAATTTTCGTTGAAAATAAAATACTAAAAGAGCTTGATAATCAATGTAAACATTTGAGTATGACAGAAGATAAGACTGCTAAAGCTGAAAGAGAATCTGTTAAATTCAAACAAGCAGAGTTCTTAAAAGATAAAATTGGCGAGGAGTTTGATGGTATAATATCTAGTGTTAATAAGTGGGGTATGATGGTGGAGCTTGAAAAATATGGATGTGAAGGATTTGTTAGTAAGTTTAGCTTATCTAAATCTGGATATACTATAGATATAACCACTCATTCTGTTAAAAACAGCAACTCAGGAAAAAACTTACGTCTAGGAGATAGAGTTAATGTTGTTGTTGAAAATGTTAATATTTTTAGAAAAATTATAGACTTCTCTATATCTTAAAAAAGTGGAAACGGATAAAAAAAATACTGGAATTTTCGCCTATCTTATGAAAGTCTTACGAATTAGAAGAGTAAGATTTAAATATAGGTATCTTAGAATGAAGGTTTCTTTTTATAGATGGTTTAAAAGTAAATTTTCCACAAAGAAACCTAAGTTAGAAGATTCACAGATAAAAGTTGTTGAATTAATTAATTCAATGATTAGGAATAAGAATGTTCAAATGAATTATTCTCCTAATTCATCTACCAGATTTCTTCATTCTAAAAATATTTGGGTTACTATTAATAAATATCAAATTGGTAACGAGAGTTATTTGATTTATATTATAGACACCAGCTCAAGAAGTTCAAATTCTCATGAGATAACTATACCAAAAGAGTATGCTTATGATATAATTGATGAATTTGATGAGGAATTAGAAAGAAGAATGAGGGTGGTGGAAAATTCAAGGAAAAAAGTTATAGCTAATGAATTAGATAATCTTATTACTTTAATAAAAAATGACGAACAAGGAGAAGTTAGATAAGTTTTTTGAAATTCACAAAGAACAACTAGAAAAAGGTTTTATTGATGAACATGATAAGTGGGACATAACATATATAACCACAAATACTCTAGTTGAAGAGTATGTTAACATGTACAATATTTTTAATACGGAAAATCCAATAGAAGCAGCTCCGTATAGATATAATGATTTTTGTAAAGCAACTCTTGAAATTATACAAAAACACATTTATAAATTAGATATTGAAGAATTAACAAATGTAACAGAAGGTGATTTTATAAGTTACTTATTGTCTAAAGAACAACCTCTGGAAGCTTTGATGGATACTTCTGAAGATTTGGAGGCTAGTAAGAGAGCTGTAGTTGAAATTATCAATAAAAAGATAAAAGAAAAAATGAAAGAAATTTATTCTTTGCTTTTATTGCCAGAATTAGTTGTTCAT